GGGTTGTGTTATGTCAATAGGATTGTCTGGATCCCAGCTTTCATAAACTTTGTCTACAACTTTTTTCCCAAAAGTTGTATAAATGGGATTTCCTGAAGAATCCATAATGGGATTTCCTCTTGAATCAACTGCAATTATTTTTCCTAGGGGATGTTGTGGACTAAATGCTTTTCCATATTTGGGATTCTTTGATATTTCATCCGCTATGACATTGGCAAGCATAAACTTGCTTGGCTGTGTCAACGGTTTCTGTTCCGGCAATAGCTGGCTGGTTGCTATATTTCCAGTAGGATAATAAGGATTGTCCGTATTATAAGGAGTAGTATTATCAACAAACGACGTTGTTGGCTGTGAAACCGTAGATGCTGCTATGTCAGCTAAAATTTTAGGATCAGTTTTTGCTACTTCCGCTTGCGCTTTAATGTTGGCGATACCTGTATTTAAGTTATGATTAGTTGTAGTAGTGGGAGGTGGTATTTGATTTTGATTAGGATTGTACGCACCACTAGGGTGTCCTGGACTTACTTGCGTTGTAGTCTTAGGTATAGTTGAACTACCTGGCCAATCCTCTCCGTGTGGGTCAACCATGATTAATTATCAAGAAATGGTATTTTTCGACGTTTATTTTCTAAATATTCAACTTCGTCTTCATCAAGTGTGTCATATCCTCTGTTCCCTAAAGCCAGCTCTGAAGCCAGGCCTATATTAGTTGGCTCTCCATAAAGCCTATCCGTTAAAGGTGACTCATACATTCCACCAAAAGGATCAAGAGTTGGCTCACCATAAAGAATATCAAACATGTCAGGTTCTGCATAAGAAAGTCCTCGTGCGACTCTTTCGTCAGTTCCCGTTGGTTCTCCCCAAAGAATATCACCTTCTGGATTTGGGTCTCCATATGAAATTGCTGATGTTATATCATCCTGAGGAACATTCATTTGGGACGCTATCGCGTCTCTTCCTTCCGCAGTGCTACGAGGAGATCCAGGACTTGGATTCCAAACATTGAATCCCAAATTACCTGCAACCTCGTCCATCCTTCCACGGCCTGGATAATCATAACTTGTATATTTTTCAGGCATGTAATCCTCAAATCCCGTTGCCGCAGCAAGACGATCTGAAGTCTGCTTGTTTCTCCACGCCGTTTCAGCTGTTTCTCTATATTCTCTTGCTTTATCTGGGTCAGAGGTTAAACCAGCTAAACGTATATATTTATCATGAAAAGCTTGATCTTCATCTGTCATCATGGCTCTTTTATCGGCTTCCCAGGCTTTGGATCCTTCAGCCTTGGTTCCACCAGCTGCAACTGCCCTATCTTTATAGTCGCTGTGTAATTTGGATCCACGCAAAGCGCCCTGAGCCAAATCTCCAACTTTACCAAGTATATCAAAACTTGGAAGTCTCATATGCGCCCACATGGAATGGTCAAATTCTCTTCTTTTTTTATCTATTTCATCTTCCGCAGCACCTGTTTGCATTGCATATTCTGGAAGACCTGTAATTCCTGGCCCTACAGCATTAAATTTACCAGTTGCCCTATCTATTTCTCTGTCTATATTTGTTGCATATCCTGAACGATCATCATAGCTAGGACCAGGATTAACCCAATATTTTGGGTCTATATCTCTACGACCTCTAGGTGTTTGCCACGACCAAGTTTTACCTGGTACGTCTGCTTCATACTGAGCTCTTCTTTGTGGGTTGATTTCTGAATAATAATCTCCCTTTCTATCAGTTCCACCCCAAGTATATCCTTTTCCCGGCGTTATATCGCGTGTCCATGCCATTTTATTATTCTCCTATTACTCTATGCGCCCGGTAAAATTATCATTTTTAGAACCACAAGAACAACGATGACAATGATGCCGGCTTTAATCCAGTCCTTCATCCCCCATTCGTTCCACTCCTTCAAGTGACTCCAAACATCTTTCAGTAACTTCATATTTACCTCCTAGTGAATTGTTGGTTTTGCAGCATGGTCCATACCATACTGAATCTCGTCGACGACTATAAACGAATCTAGCATAACTGCAAATATTTTCTGCGCCTCTTCAGGCCCAAGTGCGTGTATGTACAGATTCCTTGTAACTGCCATCAGTCCGGCCGCGACCAACAGATCATGACCTGGATTTTTCTTTAATTCCTTCATAACTAGCTGTTCCGCTTTTTGCATTATTTCAGCTATTTTATCTATTTTTTGATTTACCATTTGCTTTTCTAGCCGCAGCTCTCTCCCTCATTCCAGCAATTCGCTCGTTGCTTCGGTTCTTAGCAGCCTCCCTCATTGAAGTACTTCGATCTTTAGCAGACTCCCTTAATGAAGCCACATCTTCCTTAATCTCAGATGTAGCATCTTTTTGTCCTTCTTTCATAAGGCCAAAAGATTCCTTTACCATACCTAATTCATTATTACTAGACATTTTTTCTCGTTCCAAGTCAAGCTTTTCTGCATCAACGGCTGTTTCCATAAGCATCTTGGTTTCATCATGCTGACCTTTTTGCTGTAATTCCGCTGCCTTGAGGTCAATTTCTTGTTGTTTAAGTTTAACCAATGGATCTTGGTCTTCCATTCCGCTTCTTTGAGTTTCTTCTTGTGCCATTTCTTTAATCAACTGTGCTTCAACGACAGCAATTTGAGACTCTTTTTGTATACTGAATTGTTGCTGCATTTGCTGTGTTTGTTGAGCCACTTGTTGCTGCATGGCTGGATTCTGTTGTGCTTGTTGCTGCATTTGCTGAATCTGTTGTTGTAATTGTTGTGCTTGTTGCTGCATTTGCTGTTCCACCTGCTCCGCCGCCATTATCGCGATATGCTGCAATATATGAGCTTCCATCATTGCGTAAACCTGTACATTAATCTGGACAGGACGCGTAAACATGAATTCCGCGTGCGCCTCTATGTGCGCCTTGTGATTTTGTTGTGGAAATGCTTTTGGATCTTGCCCGCGCATTGCCTCTGAATTTTCAGTTGCCGCGCTTTTTGGTGGTGGATTTCCTGGATCCGGTTTCAATAATGCATCAATGTTATCCACATCCAACGCCTGATAAACTCTTCGATATGCCTCACGCAAATTATGCAATGCCGGATTGGCGATTGCCATCTGCAACTGCTGCTGCGCCAGCATGACACGCTGTGACATGGAGAATATGTTTGGATTTGAAACTGGAAGTATGTCAACACGATCATCAAAATCTTGTTGCTTGATCATTCTGTTTCCACCCTTAACCATGTAAGGATATTCCGGTGGAAGAAACATTTTAATGCAACGCGCTAATAAATTAAATTCAACGCCTTGCGCGTAGTGCAAGCGCTTATGAATCGCGCTCATAACTTTTGTTCCTCGTTCCAGTAATGCCAGTGTAGTTCCAACTGGATTCTGTTCATTTCCTTCACCCATCTTCATATCCGCAATTGCTGCAAAAGATTTTCCTGCGTCAACACAAAAACCTAAAAGAGCAAATAAAGTTTGAGATGGTTCCTTGTAAGGAAGTGGTAGTAATGATTCTTTTATTGAAACTCCTGTTACATCAACATCACGAAATTCTCCTGGCTGCAATGGCTCATCATGATCACGTATGCGCATGCCACGTGCCTTGAAACCTGCTGGAAGATTGGCAAGAGTTCCTGCATCAACTAACTGCCGCAAAACACTAGTTGCTGTTCTTGACAATCCACCAAGCATATGTATTAGACCAAAGCCATAAAACCCCAGTCCTGGGAGGAATTTGTAGTGTGTAAAATAGTCAGTTCGTTTTTTTAATTGGTCAGTTTCTATCCAGTTTCTTTTTATTCCTAAAACTTTGGATGAAAACTGGTCAATCGTGATCACATATGGAAGCTTAACTTCGCTTGGGTCCTCGAACCCTGGAACATCGGCGTCAACATGCATTTCCAAAAGAACATGCTCGTCATCATCTGATGCAAGCGTATCACTTGTTCCCTGGAGCTCGTCCACTTTATCAGGAACATCGCTTGTAGTTGAAACTGATCCGGACGTAATTGGAATGTCGCGGTAGAATCCACTAACCTGTTGCTTTCTCAGTTCATTGGAATCAATTTTTGTAACATGTGTAATTCTGATTGCGTCCTCCAGCGATGTCGCCATATAATTGACAACACAGTCTTCGGAAGAAACGAATTTTGAAACTGGTCGCTGCAATAGTGAGTCATAGTAAGTTTTCTTGAATGCCGAACCTGATAAAGGAAGATAGAATAATAGTTGATCCATATCCGGATCATATTCCCTCATCACGTGCGTCAGTTGGTAATTCATGTAATCCTTGACACGCTTTGCCTGTTCTTCGACTTCTGGAGTTATTTCACCAACAACTTCCGTGTTAACGGGTCCTGCAGGTGGTAATAGTTCCTTATACGCCTGTGCCTGGAATTGTGTTACTGATTCCGCGAGCAATGGATGTACTACGCCGGCTGCACCCTCGAAAGGCTGCGTGCGGTCCTCATACTTGAATCCAAGCATATCCAATCCCTTGACATACGTTTCCTCCCAATCCTTGCGGGATTGCTTGTCGGATTCATACGCCACTACCAACCTGTTAGATAAAGTTTGGAGATCACTATCCTCTATATAATCAGCAAGATTTGCATCAAACGGAATCTGTGATTGGTCTATTGGCGCGTTTGGATCTGTATTTATTTCAGCTCCGCCATCCGGTAAATCTGTAATTTCAACACCAGGTTCAGAAT